ATACCTGTACCAAAAACTGCTGAGTTAATCAAACACTCTGCTACAGCTTTACGTACCTTTGTGTTGTCAAAGTCTTCCGTAAGTTTTTTTCTGAGGTACTGGATGTCTTGTCTGTCTTTGTCGTTAGTATCGTCAGCGATATCAAACCACTTACCTCTACCAAACGTAGCTTCTTCTAGTTCTGCTACGTTAGATTCGACAGCTTGCTGAAGTGCAGGAGAAATAATCCTACTACGCTCAGAGGAACGCTCACGGTCAGCAGGATCCCAGATGCCCCGCCACAGTCTGTAGTATTCGTCAAAATCTGCTTCATAGTTTGATTCAAAATTATCTCGCCAATCTTCGCATTTGTTTATAACCCAACCTTCAATGGTCTCTCCCATCATCAGTGGGTCTGGACTATATAATTCACTCACCTTAGTACCCCGCTACAATATCTAAAATTTCAGGCTCTTCGAACTCTAGTTCAGCAATCCCATACGGGACGTTAGCAAGCTGATCTATGTACGCTAACGCATCAACTAAGTCGTCGTGCGTCAACGGATCAGGGAATTGAAACAACTGATCTAGGAACCTTGCGTTCCAGTCACCTTTGTTCATGCTCACAATTCCGTTCTCAAAGCGCCCTTGCAGCGCCCACATTACTCTGTCGGTTTTCTTTTTGTTACCGTGTGTCAGTTCTTCGACTCTAAAAAACTGAGCGTATTTCTTTTGCAAGTCCATGAGGGGAGACATGACTGCCTGTTTTGCAATTCCCCTTTCAATGCCAACAGACACAGGGCGATAGTCAAGAACAGCTTGGAAGATTTTGATGGCTGTTTCATCTAGTGACCACCTTCCGTGTATGATGTTTTCGATGTACCAATCTCCGTTGTCTCCTACCTTGACGATAGCCATTGCTGTCTCGTCTAGTTTCGTGTTCTTTGTTCGCTTCTTTCCTACTTCCTCAAAGCCAGCTAAGTCTATCGCGATGTAGTAATCACCAAACTCCGGCTCCTCACCGTACTTAATCCAGTTTTCCTTGAACATCTCGGAACCTGTGGCTTCGAACGACGCCATAAACTCTTGGCGGAACGCATACGACGACATCGACTTTTTAGCAATATCAATCTCGCTTGGATCAAGTAAAGGGTTATCGTAAGACGTAAAATGCCAGCCCTTATATGTTTCATCATCAGACATCTCCGCGTACTTGTACAGCTCGTAGAAGTGGTTACGACCCATAGGCGTACCTATGAACAGCGCGTGACCTTTTTGGTCTGCTAGGGCTGGACGCAGAATCTGTTCCCACACATCGGGCTTCATGTCTGCGTACTCATCCATAACAAGAAACTTCAAGGACACACCACGCATAGTCTCTGGCCTGTCGGCTCCTTTTAGACTAATTGTGGCCCCGTTGACCAGCTTGATTTGCAGGTTGTTGATGTGACTGCCTGCAATAACAGGGTGTCCTAGCTCTAGCAAAGTCTGCCACATGATATCACGGGCTTGTCCCTGCGTAGGCGCAACGTAAAAAACATGACCTCGTTCGGCTTGCAACGCATTAATAATGAGCAGCCACGCAGCTAGTCGTGACTTTCCTGTTCGTCTTCCGGCAGCTACTACTTTAAAACGAGTCGGATCATTGTACACTTCCTGCTGCCAAGGAAGTAGTTCAACGTTAAGATCCATTAAAGTTAACGAGTGCTGGCGCTTGTTCTATTAGATCAAAGGTTACAACTACCTCAATATTACCTATAGAAGCTGCCTGACACTTTACTGCTTCGTTTTCGTGGAGGACAAATAGCGGGCCTCCTCCGTTTCCTAGCGTCAATGTACCGTTACCCGCTACGTTTGTTCCGTCGTATATGTACACCTGTGGCGTTCCAGAAAGATCCCAGTACAAATCTATGCTGTTCGTAGACCCACCGTGGTTCGCTATAAACACGTAGCTCACAACAGCGTGGAAACCGTTAGGGACGGTGAACAGCGTTGTTAGATCAGTAGTTGTTAACGTTGTGTGTTTAGTATATAGCATCAGTACGTCCAGATAACAGGTGAACTTGCTCGTATGTCCAAGTGTATAAACGAAGGATCAACGCCGATGCCTGTGAATCCTAACGCCAGTGCTTCTTTTACTAACCTAAACCGCTTGTTACTGCTTACCACCCTTATGTCTGCTGCAATACCGTTAGCGTGTGTACCCGGAATGTCCTTAGCTGCCTCAATAGGGTGGCTAGGATCTCGGTAGCCGCTAGTAATAACAAACGGAAACCCGCAAACGTGCCTCAGTTGGTCGAGTTTTTCAAGAAACTCTGGTTTCATTTCGTTGTTGCCGGTGTGTTGACAGTTAAACTCAGACAACTCAAAGTATTTCACCGGAATCTCCGTCTACCGTAGCGTAGCTACTGTCCAATGTACTACCACTGCTTACTTCTGTCTGTCCTACGCCTGTAATGTTGATCTGTATGGCGTTACGACCACCGTCTTTTATCACATTCTTCTCAAAAGCACCCACAGGGAGTATTCTGTCCATTATTAGCTTCCATGCTGCCGCTTGGTTCTTGTGTTCGTCGTTTGTAGCAGCATCAAATATAGTCTGTAGTACTAATTCTGACTTAGGAGAGGCTAACATTCTAGCCTTGTACTCATTAATTATAGAGGCATCACCCTTTGGTCTACCTACTTTACCTCTAGATCCGTTGGTCTTAGCCTTAATCTCTGACTTCTTAGGGCGGCCTCTGGGTCTTCTAGTGGCTTTTCTTTCAGCACACTGCTCCTTGAGCTTGTCGTCCACGTAAGTATCCTTATGTTTTACTTGTGTTTCACTTGAGTCCCCTTAAGCTAGAGCAACAGATGAAGGGGATCTAAGTGAATTAGTAAGTGTTTACTTACATTAATTCAACTTAGGGCCGCCTTCGGTGAGACAGTAGATGTCTCTTCAGTGTCGCTTTAGTATCTACCTATTATTATACCACATTTTTAATCAAAAGTCAATACCCTAGCAGTAAATATGTGTAAAAGTACCGAAGATAATCACTAGAAATACACGAGAAGCGACACGATTTACAACTTATGGCCGCCTCTTGTGTATCACGTTGATTTAACACGAGAAAATAACACGAGTAGTCAACCTCTTTTTTTCTTAATTTTACCCTTTTTTGTGCGTAAGGGGGTACAACAATAGTTAACACGAGTCAACCCCCGCCCCCGGGGTCAACACAAGGGGCCGCCCCAAGGCCTAACACAAGACCACCACAAGCGCAAGGGAAAACATTGGTATTATTCACAAGGCCACAAGGGTTGACATGAGGCCGGACTTGTGGTAGTCACGAGGCCCAAAGGCCTACCACAGCCGCCAGTGTTTGTCAAATGTTTTTACTTGTGAATATTCACGTTGACAAGTGTGTGTGCCTATGTTGGTGCTTCAGAGGCCTAGCACGAGAAGCCACGAGCAGTCTATATTTATTTCTGTGAAATATTACCATTAGTTTATCTTGAGATTACCGATGCAATGCACGACTATACACACATGGCGACAGGGGACACACGCCACCCCACGAGGTAATACACAATGATAGTATTTACAGGTGATTGGGTTAAATTGAGCGGTATGTGGAAACAAGTAACAGATATTGACTTTGGGCGTGACTTATTTGCTGTGCTAGATAGTGATGGCGAGCGGCAGTGGTTTGGCACTGAAGTGCCTGAAGTTTTTGATGCCCATATCAGTAACACGGAAATGCAAACGAGACTACATGAGGCAGGCCTTTAATTAGAGGTTGTTTTACTGGTGGGCATCTGCTACGGTGTCCACTGGTAAGCCAACACACTTAAACACGAGGGTTAAACCATGCTTAAACTTTCGAAGGCCTCTAAGATGCCGTGCAGATCATGGTCACTGCAAGCGTTAGACACGTGCCCAGCGTCACGAGACGCCAGTGGTGCACTAGTGCCAGCGTGTAGCGGATGTTACGCCACCACGGGTAACTACAGGTTTAAAAACGTAAAAGCACCACGCGAGCACAACAGAGAAGACTGGAAACGGGACGACTGGGTTTCCGATATGGTAGCAGAGTTAGACAATGATAGGTATTTCCGGTGGTTTGACTCTGGCGACATTTACGATATTCGCCTAGCGCGTAAAATCCTGGAAG